TGTAACTATGACCTCTGTAGGTGCAGCACTACCAGTCCTACTGCCAGGTGTAAAGCCTAGAGCTAGTCCTAAGTCCATACCTGCGCCACTACTAGCAAATGCTGGGTTATTTATAGAAGTGTTAGCAAGGCTGGCTATATTACTACGCCCACCAAGGCCACCGATTATTGTACCGCCTGGGCCTACCTGTGATGGGTCAACGCCAAAGCTAGTTATTAATGCTTTAGCAGCTTCACTTAATGCATAAAATTGTGTTGTTAATTCTACTGTGGCTTTAGTGCCTTCCATCTCAGCTAGTAACTTTTTAGCCAAAGCCTCATTGTTGTCTAGGATGGCTAACTTAGACTGGATGCGTAATTTAGTTTCAGCATCGGTAGCCTCGCCCAACGCCTTCATTAAACCTATGCGCTCAACATCAAACTTCTCAGCTAGTTTATCTACCTCAGTTTTTTTCTTTAATTGTTCGTTTTCTAACCTGCGATAGGTTGTGCCTGTTTTGATTTGTGCTAATTGCAACCTATTTTCTCTTGCATTAGCATTGTTAAGGGCTGTTGATGAAGAAGTCCTGCCCCCACCTAAAGCAACATTACTGGCAGCGTTCAGACCTACTGTACCTATTGCTGTGGCTAAAATTTTAGGATTTTTAGACAAGGCAGCTAGCGCTACAAGACCTGCGGCAAAAGTTGGATTGTTTACAAGATCATCGAACTTCTTAATGAGTTTAGCCATTTCTTCAATAGCAAAGGCTATGTTGTTTCCTAAGTTTTCAAAATTGGTCGCTAAACTTTCAACAGAATTATCTTTGCTAAGTATTGTTAAAGCATTAACTAAACCAGTTCCGATGGACTTTGTTGCCTCATCTGCACCCTTGCGCAATACATCCATCTTGCCAGCATAAGTATCTAGCCTAGCTGCTGACTGACCACTAAAGCGTTTTTCTAACGCTTCCATAATTTGGTTCATATCGCCAGTAGCAATTATGTTAGAATCAATACCTGTATTAAGGTTTTTGATTGCTTTGGTTTGACCTCTAACGCCGCTAGCAATAGCAGATATAACAGTATTTAAATTTTCACCTGTGCCAGCGCTTATGTTTAAAGCGGCTTCTAGCGAGCGCTGCGCTAACTCTACAGATCCAGTTAGGTTTAATAATGTTTGGAAAGGGCCACGCAAATCGGAAAGTATTGCGTTAGTTTTTTCTAGACTCTTTATGTAGCCTTCTACTTCGCTTACTCTAAATGCGTTGCCAGTATTTTCTAGCTGTACGGCAAGCCTTTTGGCAGCAGCCTCGTCCTCTGTAAATGCTTTAATTGCCTTCTTGCTAAAACTGACTATTGCAGCAGCGCTAAAGGTAACGCCAAAGGTGCGTGCTAAAGTTTTTAATTGTTTGTTAAATACATCTACATCTTGCTTGGCTTTTTTTAGCGCTTTACCATTCCAGGTTGCTAAGGCCGAGACGACTACATTTGCCACTATGCCACCTTCTTCAATTCTGTAGAATCATTAAAGTAATCCGCTGTGGATTTAATTGCAGTAAGTATGGCATCATAAACTGCTGGACTCTTTTCAGCCCAAGCCTTGTAAATTATTCTACCTTTAGTTTTACGGCCACCACCTCGGATGCCTGGTATCTTTGGTTGCGATGTTAGATTAGGCATAGATGTTACAAACTGATAACCAGCAAAAGGATTATTAGAATCATATTGTTCGGTGGATCTGCCTGTCCTAGTTTTTTTAACCATAGTGCCAGATCCGCCTTTAGATACAACTGACTGAAATGGCGCACGTCCTTGTGGGTTTAATCGCCCAGCAGTTTCGTATATGCGACCAGCGGCGTTAATGTTGTAAACGTAATTTTCTACTTGAAAGCCGTTTTTAAATTTTTTGTTTTGTCCCTCTTTGTAACCAATGCCACCACGCACACTTGCAGAATCGTATTTTGGGAATGGTCGATAATTTATAGGAGATGAGATTGGCTTACTCCAGCCTGATAAAACCTCTGTATTGCCTGGTACATAACCTTTGGCGGTTGCTTCAACTTGGCGCATTAAAGGTGAGATCGCACCCCTAATACGTGCATACATATCATCATCTATAAAGCTAAGGCCTTTCATTACATCGCTAACGCCTACGACTTCTGCTGGCATTTCGGATCTCCTTAGCTCTGTCGGTTAGCACCTGTATGATTGCGGCATACATTTCGCTATCCATATCAATAAATTCTCTAGGCGGTATCCCAGTCTCTACGCTTAGCTGTGCGATGCTGTAAAGTATCGAATCCCGCTGGATTATTTTTTTTCTTCGTCTAGTACCTCGACAGTTTCTAAGCTGTCAATAAACTCTACTCCCCACAAAGGTATCTGAGCGCCAGCCCTGCGTAAGCATTCATACGCAAGGTAGAATATTTCTGTCTGACGCTCGTGCTCTCTTAAAATCTTGCTGATACCAGCACCATATTTCTGTTCAAAGTTGTATTCAATTCCTGGCGTAATTTTGTGCTCTGAAACTTCGCCATTAGCCCTAGTAATCTTTAACTTTGCCATTATTGCTCCTTAGTTAGAATGGTACCGATGGGGACACTGTTACTGCGGAGTTTATCGTAAAGGACAGACTTGACGTGGCAATTTCTGAAACGCCGCCTGTGCCGATTGGGGTTAGGTTATTTACCAAGATCGAGAATTGGTAAGTTGGGTTAGCAGCTGAAACTGTGGTGCCTTTAACAGTAATTACTGATACTGATAAAGTTTTACCAAATGCCTCATTTAGTGTCTGCATTACCTGACTTGTTGCCCATTCATTTAGAATGTCGATTTGGAATGTGCCACTTTGCAAGCCCGCTACAAATTGGTGAGAAAGACTTCCCATTGAGGTGACCTCAAGTTCATCCACGATCTGATTAATTACGGCATTAGTTACATATGAGCTAATGTCGATAGATGGTGTGGTTGGCGCAGCATTGGTAGCCAACTTAACACCTACGTTATTATTTAAATAGATTGCCATTGTTATTCCTCGTCTTTCTTAGTTTGTGCAGTTGGTTTTGGTGCGTCTTTAATTTGACCTATCTTTTTCAAGAAGGCTAAGTCTTCTTCGTGTGTGCTCATTTTAACTCCAGCTCGTTAGGATTGATACAGTTATTTCTGATGTTAATAAATCTCCACTAGCTGCATTGGTTATAGCTGGAGCGGAGACACTTGATATGTTGTAAACCAGGGTAGATGCCGCTAGTTTAGTTACTACTGCCACAATAAAATCTTCTATACCTTTTAGGTTGCCTTGATTGTCAAATGCAGGTGTGGTTATTAAAATCTTAAAATTAGCCAGAGGTGCTATACCTGTTTGGCTATTATTGTTCGGCTCTATGTAAGGATCAGATGGGGTCACCACTACGCTGTTAGCCAGCAAGGTTGCAGGTGGAAATGCAAAGGTTGACCATACGCCATTGTTTGTTAAAGCGGTTGCTAGTGTTGTCCGCAGTGTGGTTATCGCTGCCATCAGCCTACCAATGTTGCAGGAGCCGCATACGGCTGGATGAGACCTCTGACCCTATTTACGAGTTGGAAGCCCATTCTATAAGGACTTGCAGATATCCCATCCATACCGACCCCACCTGTCTGGGAGACCTGTCTGGCTTGCCAGCAGTCAACGGCCACGATCATCGCAGCTTCTCTTATAGCGGGGGTTTGCGCATAGTCGACCTCTTTAGTGTCTTGTCCAGATGCTTTACCACTTGGAATAATGCGATGGAATGGATCGTCTGCGTGTGTCTTTGCAAACTGAATAAAAGAATATCCGTTAGGGAAAGAGTAATTATTAAAGAATGACCAGAATGCAGTGCTAATACTTACTGGAATTGAAATGCCAGGTATTGTGCTAGTAATTGTGTGTTGTCCACCATAAATTGATCCGCAACCTTCTATGGCTATGCTTTGACCTTTAACAAAGATGCCTGGGTTTGCTAATACTAAGGTGGCTACATTGTTTTGTAATCCAGCGGCCACTACTGGTGCGTCGTTGTACCATAAATACTGTTTGATTATATCTTCTGCTGTTTGACAAACTTCTTCTACTGTCGCATCAGAGTAGAGAGACCCAATACCAAGATTAGCCCGTAACTCGGCTGTTGTAACAAACGTTGCTGGCATCTCTACTCCTTTGCTAATAGCTCTCTGGGGCTAGGGCTACTAAACCCCAGAGATTACTGATTGGTTAATGGGTCTTATCAGGTCTTCTTGTACTTGATAATTCCGTTAGGCATTTTGGCGATTGTTGCCATATATCCGTAAATTGCTACCTGTACTTGTAGGTTTGATACTACGTTTACAGACATATATGCCTGAGGTGAGCGATATACAGTAAATGCTTCTGGTGCAAGAATTACAGCAGAATCATCATCAAATGTAGTTGCTGAGAAGTTCTTGTCTACGTATAGATCAAGTCCTAATACTGAGCCACGGATTGATTGTGGACCAACTTGGCCTGCTGCGTTCATTGGTTGCAAGGCGTTAAATACTGGTCGCTTTGTTGTATCTTGTGCACCGATCAACGCACCCCATTGTGCTGGGTTAGCAATGTAATTCTGTGCAAAGTAACCTGTGTTTGAGTAGATAGTACGTGCACCTTCTGTAGTGAATGCAACGATACCATCTAGATCAGCAGATGTATTTGTACCATTCATACCAGCTGCAAGTAATGCAGTTAATACTGTGGTGTCGATTGTCTTTAAATAAGCTAGAGAAAGTTGGTTTGTCAATTCCTCATAAAAGCCAGGATATCCAGACCTCTCTAGAAGCTCCACGGATAGCGTGTTCATACCTGAGTACTTGGATACAGTTCCTGAAAGATACTGGCTAACCATATCTGTATTTGACACTGCGCCGCCTTCGGCTTCTACAGTTACAGTTGGTGCTACACCAGTTCCGCCACCACTTGATGTAACAAGTGAAGGGATGTTGATTGTAAGACCAGTTGGGGGCAAAGTTCCCTGGCTGCAAGCATCAATAGCAGGTGTACCAAAGCGTGTATTAGTTACAAACTCTGTTAGATATTGTGTTGGATTAAATCCTAATCCGTTGTTAGCAAAATCATCAGCAGCTGCAATAAATAACTTTGAGTCATCGTTGCCTAGTGCTGCTTTAATTTTATGCTCTGTGTATCCACCCATTGATTGAATAGGTGTACGCACTTTTGTAGAAATATATGGTGCTGTGATTGTTGGGCGAGCAGCTTCTACTGTAGGAGTAGCAGCCTCTGCCTTTGCTTCTTGTGGCGCTGTTGCTAAATCTTCCACAGGAGCCTCGCTTTCTGTTGTTTGGTTTGTGTCCTCTGCTTCGCTTTCGCTTGCAGCAACTTTA